CTATTTTCTTCCCTTGAATATCTGATAAAGCAGACTTACAAGGGCTACAATGAATATTCCAATCTGAACCAAGTCCTGATATGTAACATACATTGGCTTGCCCTCCTTTCTTTCGTCTGGAGGGTTAGCCCCTCCGAAAATGGGAGGGTAGGCCGCCTTTATGCGCTCTGACTTTCCGTATTGCCAGTATAGCACATCTGTTCGGACTTCTCAATCATATTATTGGATTTTTACACTCCTGCAGTTCTTTCTGCTTCCCGGCCCTTCAGCAACAGTTTAAAGATATACAATGCCCTGCGACGGTAAGCATAGAAATCATCTTCTTTTATCGGAATATATCTGCCTTTCTTCATCATCCCTCTGTATCCGTATCCTGTTGTGAGAGAGGTAAATAACGCATCAGACAGGCCAGGATTGCTTTCTTCTGCGGAAAGCCTCACCAAGGCTGCGTTATCCGGATCGCCTGCCAGCTCTATCAATCTATCTGCTTCCTCTTTGGTAATGCCATAATCAAGCAACTTTAGACTTCTGGTACTCATATTATATCCCTCCTGTTTCTATGTTGTGCCTCCCGTCACAAGCCGGACGCCCACTCGCTTTTCTTCTGACTGCATATAAGGCAATGCCAATCGTGCAAATGTCTTTCCGTCAATCTGAAGATATACGTCACCAGAAGAACCGCTGTTTCCTGTCATTCCAGCTTCCAGAAGGGCTTCTTTCAACGCCTGCTTCATTGTAGACAGCGGCGAAACAATCTCTGTTTCCCGGTTATTGTCACCCAGGATTGCCGCAAATTCTCCGGCACGTGGAGGAACTACGGTTCCGGTTGCAAGGCGCGGTATGCTGTATGTCACGGCAGAGTAAGCAGCAGGTGGATAGGATACGGAATATACATTGCTGATATTTCTTTGCTGTGATGAGGTGCTGAACTTTGTTCCAAAAATGGAATCTATCGTTTTCTTTATTCCTTCAACAATATCCTCGATTATATTTACCGCTCCTTCTATAACCGAAACAATGCTTTCCCATATCCCTGAGAAAATATCTTTTACTCCTGTCCACGCCTTTTCCCAGTTTCCTGTGAAAACACCTGTAATAAAATCAATAAGCCCACTTAAAATATCAAACACTGTCCCGATAATCTCTGCTATAGTACCAAAAACATCCAAAAATATATTGCCTATTGTTTCTAAAACCGGAGCCACCACGGGATATACTTTTTCTGCTATCCATGACAGAAACGGCTGAAGGACTTCTTCCCACAATAATTTTATCGCATCAACCACCTTGCCGATGAACCTTAATGCCTTGTCAATCATTTCCCCAATCGGCCCGTTCATGACCTCTTTAAATTGATTGGCCAGCCTATCAAACACAGGTACGATATATTCATTATAACCATCCAGCAGCTTTTCCAAGATTTCAGTAAGCCCATTTTTTATAGATTCATATAACGGATGTATATGTTCATCATAAAGCTGAACAAAGCCATCCACTACCTTTCTTACTGTATCTGCAATGCTATCAATGACTGTTTTCACAGAACTGAGAAGATTGCTGATAATCAGCTTGATTCTGTCTGCATTCTCTGTAAAAGGTGTCAAAATCACTGCTAAAATATCTCTGGTATACTTTGCTGTCAGCTCAACAATGCCTCCGAAGACATCCATAAATATTTGTATAATTGAGCCTGTAATATCCTGAGCTGTTTGGGAAGAAAACACACTGAATACATCTGCAAAAGCAGCAAAGAACTTACCAAGTATATTGTTAATTTCATCCCCAATATCAAACATCCGGGACAGCCATGTTTTCAAACGCTCAGCATTGTTAGACAGGTAGCTTTCCATTCCTCCAACAAGATTTGCCGCTATCGTCAGCCCTATACTGGCTATTGAACCAGTCAGCTTTCCCATCATTTCAGCAAACGAATCAACAAACCGATTAGCAGAAGCCAGCACATCGGCATCTGTAAAAATGTCTTTGAAATGTGCCCCAATGCTTTGAAGATCCCGCGCCAGTTCATCCAAAACAGGCTTATAATTCCCCATTCCTTCCCAAAATCCTGTCTTAAAGATTTCTCCTATTTCAACAAGGCGATTTTTAATGTCATCTAAAGTTTCAGCGACATTATTCAATAGCGGGGATTCCGTCTTTCCTTCTTCCTGAAATACGCCAGATGAAACTCCACCACTCTCCGCTATAGCATTCGCGTTTTCCTCAGTCTCAAACTGAAGCACATTCAGCTCATCAAATGGAGCCAGAGCCCCTTTTACCTCTTTATTTGCATTTTTTACGCTATCTGCAAATTCCTCAGCGCCTTCTGCCGCTCCCTCATATCCCGCCTGAACGTTTGAAAGCTCCTCTGTATTTTGGAGGATACCCACATCGGCAGGCTTTTGCACACTTGCTCCCGCAGACTTTTTCCCCATAATCAATTCCGTAAAATCTTTAAAAGCCGTTGTCGCCACAGAGAGTTTTTCAAGAAATACATTGATAGCTTTAATAATAGGCGTAAACAAATTTATAAGGCCTTGTCCTATTGTAGCCTTCAGTGACTGGATCCTTAGCTCAAATATTCTCGTCTGATTGGCCCAGGAATCTGATGTTCTGGCAAAATCCCCGCTGGCTGCTGAAAGCTGATCCTGCACAAACCGAAAACGCAGAGCCACTTTCTCCTGCTCCGTCATCTCATCTGTAGTTTTTCCGATTCCATTGGCCAAAGCATATTGATCCAGAGCAGCCTGCGTCATAACAACGCCCAGGTCCTTTAAAGTTTCTGTTTCCCCAGTAAATACGCTTTTTAACTTGGTGTAAGCTTCTTCCTGCGATAAATTATAAAAAGATGCCACATCTCCCGTCAGGCCCGTTAAAGCTGTTGCCATATCATAGGCAGCTTCTTCTGAATATCCAAAGGATTTTGCCATACTTCCAAATGTACCAACGTATCTCTTTGCCATTGTTTCAGACAACCCAAAGGAATCCGCCGCTTTCCTTGCAAACTCCTCAATCTGCTTGGTCATCGCCGGAAATGTAACATCCACAACGTTCTGCACTTCCTGCAAATCCGATCCAAGTTCCAGGCATTCTTTTCCAAACTGCACCACCTGTTTAACCGCAAATACTGCCGCTATCGCAGCACCTACTTTCTTTGCAGTTCCACCCAGTTTAGATATAGAATTCTGTACCTCCCCGACCTTTCTTGTCATGGAAGTTTTCAGATTGTTTATTCCGGCTTCTACGCCGTCTGAATTAATTCTGGTATCGATAACGATACTTCCATCAGATTTCATCATTCCGTCATATTCCTATCTGCAAAAATAAGAGCCGCTAACCTGCATTCAGCAAGCTAACGGCTCCACTCAGCCCTTAATAAGTACCATTTTACTTATCGTCTTGATATGTAATTTTTTTGTTTACCTCAAGAACTATTATTCCGTCCTTCCTTTGTTTAACTTCCGCAGTATTCCCCCGCTTTAATATTTCCCGAATGGCCTTAAGCATAAGTTCATCCTTCATACTCTTGTTTGCCCCTCCAGGAACGGGTATTTCTTCCCCTTTAATGCCGCTTCTTTATAGGCTCCAGTATATTTTTCAGTTCTTTTCTCTATGCTTTTTGCTGCTTCATTCAGCTTTTCTTTTACAGCCTCCAATGCTGCTTCTAAAAATACTTCAAATAAAAAGCGATTGTCCTTACCAACTAAAGACAAAGGAGACTGTCTGCCAAATGCCGCCTCCGCTACATCAGCGTTGAAAATATAGTTCAGCTTTTGATTGATGGATTCATTAAATTCCTGCAGTCTCTTTACGCTTTCTGCCAGGGAAAACTCCTGCGTTTCTACCGGACTTCCATCTGCTCTGACCTCAATTCCTGAAATACCAGCGCTTTCCTCTCTTAATTCTTTCATGCTTTTCTCAAAGCGTGCCAAGATATTTCCGTCTTTAGGATTAATACGGATAACCCGCTCTGGATCATTATTAATTGTAAATACCTCAAATCCATCCTCAAAACTAATATTGGCCATTTTCAGCATTCCTCCTCATCATTTTATATTGATCTCGTATTGCCGATAGTCTCTTTTCCTCCTCAGCCATACTTCCGCACATAACATCCAATCCAGAATGCATGATTTCTCTTTGCTGTTTTGCTATACCTGGCAAAATCTCCAATGCCTTCTCACATTTACATATACAGTCCTTAATCACGGATATCTGTCTTTTCATTCTCTATTTCTCCTAACTTTTCACAAATCGCCGCCAGCTCACACACAACCACAAATAATAAAATCCCTACAACTATCATACTGTCCTCCTAATCTGCATTAGGACGCACCAGAAGAGCCTGGAGGCTTGCTATAGCCTTTTCTGCCATCTCATCAAATCTGGCCTGATATGACGGAATCACACCTTTGTCACGAATAGCCAAGACCGCCAATTCCCGGATGCTCTTGAAATATTCCAACTCCTTCCGGCCGCGCTGGTTAGCATAGTGTCCTAATACTGACACCAATTCAGAACGCAGATTATTATTTTCAGCATACTGAGCGAGCATCCGGAGCATAGTGGGATTGTCCGTATATCCGGAAATCAGGCGGTCAAACTCAGCTTCATTAAATGGGAAACCAGCATCAAGCAGTTTCATCGTAGTATCGTCAATCCTGCTTCCGTTAGGGCCGTAGAAATCGTCCAAATGCTCCTGAAGCTGTTCCTGCACCTTGTCCAATGCCTCATTCATTTCGGTATGCAAATCTGCAATGGCCGTTTTAAAATCTTCCTCAGCTCGCAGATATGAAGCTTTCCACTCAGCTCTACCCAACTCGCTGATGCTTTTATCATTTGTTACTCGTTTCCAATCATTTCGCGCTTTCTCCACAGTCCCACGAAGGTTCTGAGCCTTATTGCCCATGTCCCCCTGGATCTTTCTCAAATCATCCACATATCCGGTAAAATCCTGATGTTTCATAGTTTTGTATTCCTTTCTGCCGTCTTTGGCTGAATAATATTTCTTAATTTCCTCTTTTACTTGCTCTACAATTTCCCGACACTTCTTCTGCCATTCTGGATGCTTTGCATAATCCTTTGAATCAGCGGCTATTTCCACCGCTTTAAACGACGCGTTTTTCCAGTCCGGTGCAATGTCATATCGCCGCGCAGTGATCTTTTCATATAATTCTTCATCTACCACAATCCCTGCCAGTATTCTGTTCATAAAATATGTTCTCCTTTTTCGTTGATTCTCGGCAAATCATTAACGATAGCCACCTTCGCACCACACTGGCGCATATACGCTCCCAGGTCCGCAATAAGTTCTCCGCCGATATAATACTGTCCATTGTAGAATCGAGGAAAGACAACAAATTTCCGTTTTTTCTGTTCCTCTGCATCTTCCAGCTTTCTTATTCTTTGTTCTAAATTCATTCTGTCTCCTCTAAATACCGCGGAAGCTCCATGTCTGAGGTAAACGGGCCAACACCTTTGCCATTTCCCGGCCCTCATCCGTTTGATATAACCAGGCAATCTCCGGATATTGCTCCATGTCCCGACTTCTAAACCTTTCTTTTTGCTCCTGCGTGTACAATTTGCCTGTCTGCGTGAAAACATGCATCCATTCAACGCACATTCCCATACTAACCTGAACATACAATTTCTTTTTAAATTCTTCATCCGCCAGATCAACAGCTTCTCTCAAAGGCAAATACTCTAAGACTTTTGGCGACTGATAAAGCCCTTCCGGATAATACTTTATAATCGTTTCATCTTTTGCCATCGACCAGGGAGCCAGAACCATAAAAGGCTCATGCCGTTTCTTTTCTTTTTGGCGAAGTGCCATTCGACTTTCTAACAATTTAATTCTCTTTTCAAGTCCAGTCATAATTCCCTCATCGGTACATATCCATCCAGCAAGGCATCCAGGTCTTTCAAACTATTCCCCTGTACTATGCGAAATGGAAATATACATTCTCTGTCTTTCACCGGATCTGCAAGCTCATCCGGAGCACAAGTCAGAAATTCTTTTACATTCATTTTTCTCTCAGTCCCATCAGCCATAGGAACTGCTAAAATTAAACTTTGAGGAGCCTGTTTCTCCAGCGCCTCGATTCTTGCATATAAAGACTTCATATCACACCCCTGAAATCAGTCAATTATTCCTCTTTGCTCTGCCTTTCCAGTGCCTCAACCCGCTCTGCCAGGTCCGCTGTCTCTGTCCAGGACTTACACTGCGACATCATAATCTGAATAGCGTTTACCCTTATCTGAGGCGAAATATCATCATTATTGATGATGCGGTTCAGTACATTCACACAGTCTGTCAAAGACTGCTGCATCTTCTGGACACTCCGACGGATTATCTGCACTCTACGCTGATTCAGTATATCCTGAAATTGTGGATCGTCCCGGTACCTTGTGACCGTATTCCTGCTGAGGCCTGTTGCCCGCATAATATCAGAAATCTTATCATACTCCAGAAAAGCCGCTATGAGGTCTTCTGTAAACACTCGTTTTCTTGCCACTCAATCAACCTGCTTTCACCTTTCCAATAGCCGCCAGGACTTCATTTCTACGTTTTTCCGGAAGTTCATGACGCATCATCCGATAAAATGTACTTTCCGCCACTCCCAATTTATCAGCCACCTGCCAACAATAAATACCGCACCTTTTCATTTCCCGGCGAATCATTTCATTACACATAGCCTGTCTCCTTCCTTCAACTTCTGCAACTGCTTCTACTATTATTTATTTTACACCAAATTTTTCAGCCACCTCTCCCCACATTTAACGCAAAAACAGAGCCAGATTTCCACTACTCTAAGTAGGTTCTGGCTCTGCGTCTTGCGTCCGGCTCTATAATATTTACTTTCCCTGATATGCCGCCGGGTTCGGGTGTTGGCGCACCGTTCCCCGGCTCATAAAAGGTTATTTTCTGCAGATAAACTGGATCACGTTCAATATCAGGCTGGCTATTGCCACCACCATCCAGGCATTCCGTTGTCTCTTTATTTGGCTGATTACATCTGAAGCAAGCATAGCATCACTTCCTTTCCGTGGTTATTACGATTTTCACAAGAATAACTACAATCCCCATTTGCTCTTCAGACTGTTCAATACCTTCATTTCCTCGGAGGTATCTTTATCCGGATTACTGTCTGGATGGAACGCTTTGGACAAAGTACGATAAAATTTTTTCAGGATGGCCTTGTCATCCGTTGTGTAGCCCCCAAACACTTCATTATCATATCCCCCGTAGTTATCGCTGTTATTTTCCCAATACCTACGGCTGTTTTCACGGCTCTGGCGTTCATACTCAGCCTGTTCCTTTCTCCTGGTCTGTATCTTTTGTAAATATTCTGGATTCCTCAGCTTTCCAAAAACATCAAAGCAGCGGTCATACACATCGCGGCTCACACCATATTCCTCTGCAAACGCTTCTTTCTGCTTCCTATATTCATCAATAACTCGTCGATGCTTCTCTCTGGCCACATATTCCTCTGTATTTGAATATTCTTCCATCACCCGGTCAATAATTGGCTGGAACTTTTTATAAACCATATCCACCAATTCATTTTCCGATATCCCCAAGGCCACCGCTTTATCATTCAGAGAGCAACAGTCACCAATCCATCCTCCTAAATCAACAATGTCATAATACCTAACAGTACAGATAACCGTCTGCTTCTTCCTGACTTTTCCGGCCTCCCTATAGCTTTGATGAATACTGATCCGGAATGAATTTTTCACAGGGCGCTCAAATCGTTCACTGCTATAATTATAGCCGTAAAATATGTATTCCTCGCCGTTTAATGTGAGCCTCGTCTCATGGACTTCTATGGTCCGTGGCTCCCCTTTGGAAGCCTTACGGACAGCTACTTCTTGTATCACGCAAAACATTATTTTTCTCCTGTGGTTACTACATTATCTTAATTGATAACCACAATTCCGTTTTTCTTGTGTCAATCGTTTGTACTTCTCGTCCGACATCATCTTGACGCCCAAATGAGGAACCATATTACCTTCTCCATCTTTCTCATATCCTACAATCGGGAAGCGCAGCGGCTTAGAACTTCCTTTCGGAGCCAGACCCACGACCTCCGCAACGCTGGGACAATACATTTCCATAAACTGCATTCCGTTTTCTTCAATAAGATTAAAGTTCATCATGCCATCGTGCCTTTCTTTCCCTTCAGATTACAAAGCATTTCCGTTGCTTGCTTAATTTCTGCTTCACTCAAATTAACAGCCATCTTCATAAACTCAAATAAGTGGGGCTTTCCTTTAAGTTCACACTCAATATTATTATTCTTTATAAAGTTCCTCATTTCATATTCCTTCCTGCCGGAATATATGCTACTATGTAAGTGGTTTTATTGTGTAGCTCCGGCTATGCCGCCCCTGCCAGTGTTGGCGCACTGGCAAGGGCATTTTTCTTATTTCCCATTCTTTCCTGCTTCTCTTTCCATGCACCGCCGCACTGACCGGGCGTTCTGTACGGCCATCCAGTCATACTTTTCCACGTATCCACCAATGAGCAGCCTCGGCTTCCCTTCATCATCGTCCACACAGCCCGCCAGAGCCTCCAGATTCTCCGAAATGCTCTCCAGATTCCCATTCATACAGGACAGCTCCTGTATCAGCTCGTCCAGCTTCTCTAAAAGTTTCTCGTCCATAAAAATCTCCTTTCCGGCCGCAGATAACGCGGCATTATATAACTTCTTTGCTGTCCAGCCATTCTCTCTGCCAGCGGAACGCTTCTTCCAGACTCTCCGGTTCATGGTCATTTTCACGAATGTAATTTTCTACTGCGCCTTCTGCCGCAATCCGCTGCCATTCTTCATCTGACATCCATGCAATTCCCAGAAGCGGGACATCAACTCCCAACTTCTGTGAATGCACCGTTCCGATTACTTCACAATTCTCAAACATTTTCTTTTTCCTCCTGTAAATTTTAATGAAAGCCTGAAGAAATTTCCCGCTTACTCGGGGATAGCTCTTATACATACTGAGAAAATCCACCAGTACGGTGTGAACCCTGATAAATACTGGCTTTATCGTACTCGTTGGCATCCCCTAGTACGTACTATTCGTTCTATCGTACTCGTTGATGAGCCTCTATTACGCTCAACCCCTATAAATTAAGGGATTTTAACGTACTCGTTGATTTTCTCAGGGGCTTTAAGAGACATAAAATATTTTTTAGGATTAAATCCTACAGACCAAACATGTGTTAAATTGTCTTTTTTAAGAACCGCCTTTGCATTCTTTAAAGCGTTTTCGCTAATTCCGTTTGCAACGGCTAATCCATCTAACTCAGGAATCTCTATCTGCTTCCGCTCCCTAAGTGTATCAATAATAAAATCCTTTGCATCTTCAATCACTGGCCTTATATTCCGTTCCCTCGCTTCAGCCTGAATAAATTCCCTATCTCTCTTGGTTGAATAACATTTAAAGGTCGGTACGCATTCATCAAGCGAAAATAAGACAGTATCACTCAGTTTCCCGTAATTTGATTTTTCCTGAGATATGTACCGGATACCTTCATCTGGTGTAGTTCCCACCATAAGAACAGATCTGGACGCATCCCAAATATCGGAGCTGTCTGCAATCCTCTTTCTTCCCCATACTCCTGACTGTTTATTTGCATGAGCGATAATAATTGACGTGACCTTGTACTGTCCACCATATCCAATTAATGGAGAAAAGCATTTTCTCATAGCATTCCTATCACCCATTTTCAAATTAGCCGGAATGAATGCCTGCAAAGGGTCAAACACAATAACGCTCGGTCGATTCTCCTCGATAATCCCTTTCAATAAGTCACCATTAAAATTCAGATCAACAAATCTTTCATCCTCTGGTGACAGAAAACTGATTTTGTCAAGGTCTGCACCATTGGCTTCAAGCCGGGCCCTAAGAACATATGACCAGGAATCTTCTGCCGACAACACCAAAACATCTTCCGGCGGGCTGGTGAATGGGATCTGCTCACTCAAAAGAAATGAATTCCTCCCTGAAGTGATATTGGCTACAATCGAACACCAGATAGAGGTCTTTCCAACTCCACCCTCTCCGGCTATTGTGGTTATTCCGTATCTGGGAATATATCCTGGAATCAGCCATTCTGGATTTTTTATAATAACGCTACTTGCTTTTTCCAGACTAAACTTCATCGGCTGTTTTGCCACCCTGAATTCACCTTTGTCAAGGACTGCCTTGTATGGCGCAGTTCCTTTCTGATACCGCTTCAAAGCCGGGAAAACCGTCTTTTCCATTTCTTCATCTGTAAGCGGCGGCACACAGCGCGTATTATTTTCTGCCTGGACTGCGGCGCGTATAGCTTCATCAGAAAGCCCTTTGGCCTGCTGGCTGCATACCAGCCTAACGAGAGTGTCTGTCCTCTGCCCCTCCGGTATTGCCTCCGGCATCTGAAAGCCTACCGCTTTTGATTCAGAGGGTGGACCAGAAAGGAATTCCTTCACTTTATCATCAGCCTGTGCGATCTGATACTCGTCCGGCCCCTGCTCCCATTCGTATCTCTTTCCGCTTTCATGTAAAGATGGCGGCGCTACAATATAGCCATTTTCACCCCTAATATCAACACCATCATATAATCCGGCTCTATTAGAGTGCTTTTCGGAATCCCGAAAGAAGATATGATATCCACCGCGCCCTGTTATGCTTTGCAGAGTATCAGGAAGATTTCCATGCTCCCTCTGCCAGTCTTTCAGCATTTCATAGCCATTAATGCCTCTGTCTTCATCAATGTCCAGATCTACAACCACAAGGCCGCCGGATCTGCTTCCTGTGGCTATTCCAATGTTCGCATCCGGACAGCTATCCCACCACTGGTTAATCATCTCTGCATTCGTTGTAGCATCCAGAACGCCGTGAGCTGTCATAGGTTCTTTCCCTGGCTTTTTCTGACCGGGCAGGCGCGGAGGTTTTAATGGAATTACTGCAAAACCCTGAGCTGCGTAATAAAGCGCCCATTCTTTCATTGTCACGCTCTGCGTTCCTCCTGTTCAGTTGCATTTTCTACCGGATAGGTCTCAATAAACCTCTCCAGATCACTCCCCCTTACCTTCTTCGCACCTATTTGCAAATAAGGGAGTTTTCCCCTGTTCATCAGGTCATACACTGAGTTTATGCTCACCTGAAGAATCTTTGACACTTCTTTTACCGTATAAAGCGGCTTATATGTCTGTACTGCCATACTTGTCCACCCCCCGTTTTCCTGGTAATTTCTCAATGCTCATTCCAGCTGTCCTTTCCAAACCTGATGTTATGCTCCTTCAGGAGCCGGTCATAATCCTCATTAGAAACTATTCCCAAGCGCTTCGCAAAGCAAAGCGCCCCAAATCCCCAGGCGTGCACCTGATCACATACAGGCATAGTCTCTCTCAGCTCCAGAAGATAATCCTCTATCTGTGCCACATATGACCTATTACCCATGATTCACCAGCCTTTCTGTTGCGACGTCGCAACAGTTCATTTCCTGATCCAGCCCGCCAGCTTTCTCAATTTTCTAATAACGACTCAATTGGTACTTTCAATGTGTCCGCAATTTTGATTGCTGTAACATTGGAACAAGAACGACCATTTTGTACGCCACTAATAGTCGTCCTTGATAAACCAGATTGCTCCGCAAGCTGTAACTGTGTTATTCCTTGGCGTGCCATTTCTGTTACCAGCTTAATCCTGTTGATTCTCATTTTTTGCCCCTTTCTTGCGCAATATTGGTACAAATGCACCTTATATTTGCATTATAATCAATACACGGTCTACTGTCAATGTTTTTTTGCATATGTATTTATTTTTATTTGCAAATGCAAAAAAATTGTGCTTTAATAATAATTAAGGAGGGACTTTCATGGGTGAAGGAAAAAGATTACAAGAATATTTGAAAAATAAAAATATTAAAATAGCTCAGCTTTCAAGAGATTCTGGTATTTCACAAAATACATTATACGCAACTATAAAAAGAGATAGTTCCATCAGTGCCGAAACTTTAAGCAAATTAGCAAAAGCGCTTGATATGGAAACATCTGAGCTATCTGATATTATAACAAATGCTCCCGACAAAAACACTGCCACATTTAAGCCACGTATTCTAGATAATGAATTAAAACAAACTCTATTAGATACTAGGGATTTAATTAATAAATTAAATCGATTGACGCAAGAATATGAAGGCGCTTTAGGAAAAAGGACACAGTTAACTGCAATAATCTCTGATTCTAAAAAAAGAATCTCTGATTTGCAAATGCGAATACAGGAATGTGAATCCGAATTAGCCGTTATAGATGCTGATATCGCCAATCGACAATTAGAGCTAAAAATGTTACGTGAAAAATTAACTGAATAAGTATTACAATTTTGTTGATTTTTCCTTAAATATCCTCACTAAATGAGTAAGGAAAAAAATCCTGAAGAATAACCTAATAGTAACTAAAACGATGCACAGGAGGCGATATACTATCAATAATTTACTTCTTGATGAACACCCTCTACAGGTCCTTCCAACACTGGCAGCCATTATAGGGTTAAACCAATCTATCATATTACAGCAAGTACATTATTGGCTTAAAATCAAAGAAAAGGGCAAACAAGACTATATAGACGGCCATTATTGGGTATATAACAGTTATAAACAATGGCAGGAACAATTCCCTTTCTGGCATCGTAACACTATACAGCGTGCTTTTTCCGATTTAGAAAAGAAAGGACTTTTAATTTCTGGAAATTACAATCAAGCTGGATTTGATAAAACCAAATGGTATACTATTGATTACAGCATGCTGAATAAAGTCATTTCGTCACATCAAAATAGTGTTTCTATTACACCAAATAGGTGTGATGGAGTACATCAAAACAGTGTATCCAATACCATAGAATACACAGAGAATACTACAAAGACTTCTGTATTAAAAGGTGCGACGCCAAAGCGTAGCACACCTAGCACACCTTTTGACTGGTCTATTCTGGAAAAACAGATCATAGGTGCTTGCAATCGAGCAAACGCAGAAGATCCACAACCATACATAGACATCATTGAATACTATTACCAAGCCTACATGAATGCTTTCAATGAAGAACACCCGCGCTTATCTTCTAAAGCAATGGATAGTGTTATTTCCGCTATTCAATGCGGTACTGATCTGATAGAAGATGACCTGCTAAATATTGATATGTATCGCGCTATGATTGACAAACATTTTCAGACGCAGTATAAAAACTGCGATTATAGTATTTGCCATTTTATGACTGAAGGAGTCCGCAATAATCGCTTTTATGAGACGTGTTATTAACCACATCTTACAGGAAATACATTTATGCTCATTTTAGCGGCATACAGATTACTGGTAGCTATTCCGAATTATCCCCAGCTCATTCCCTGATCCAGCCCGCCAGCGGAAGGGAGAATGAAAATGGGAGAATTACGAACACGAAAACGCGGGAAGACTTGGGAATGGTCCTTTGAGGCTGCCAGGGTAGGCGGCAAACGCCAGTCTGTATCCAAGGGCGGCTACAGGACGAAAGCTGACGCCGTGGCAGCAGGAACCCAGGCAAAAGCCGAGTATGAGAACGCCGGCCGCATCTTCCGGCCGTCAGAGCTGAGCGTCTCTGACTACATGGACTACTGGCTGGAGAATTATGTGCAGCGGCATCTTGCCTATAACACGTATGCAGATTATGAGAGTAAGACACGGAACCATATCAAGCCGGAGCTGGGAAGCTACCGCCTCGCCTCTCTGGAGCCCGATATCATCCAGAAGTGGATTGATGGTAAAAAGGATCGGGGATATTCCCAGAGTATGATCAAGAATATCCTGGCCTGCCTGCAGGGTGCTCTTAACTATGCTGTGCAGCCCTGCCAGTATATAAAGGCCAATCCTTGCTTTTATGTAAAAGTCCCGAAAGTGCCGGTCTCAAAGCAGACAAAAGCTCATACAGAGTATATCTGCGTTCCGGAAGATTATGCTGCCATTCTGCAGCGGTTTCCGCAGGGCAGTATCTTCTATCTTCCTATCGTTACCGGATATCACTGCGGTACGCGCATCGGGGAGACCTATGGAATTGACCTGGGCAATGATGTGGACTTTAAAACCCATACCCTTCATATCAGGCACCAACTGAAGAAAGAGCATGGCGTCTGGGTATATCGGCAGCCCAAGTATAATTCTATCCGGTCAATCAAAATAGATCCGGATTACGAGGCCGCACTGAAGGCTGAGCTTCACACCAGGAAGGAAAACCGGCTGCGGTACGGAGAATACTTCATAAAGAGCTATCTGCTGCCTGATGGGCGTGTGGAGCAGGCCCGCGCAGACATCCTGCTGCCGTATCCGGAAATCATGCCGCTATCCGTCCGGGAGAATGGAGAACTGCTCACCCCGGAATCCTTTAAATACTGTGCTCGTGTCGTGCATCATGAGCTGAACAATCCGCTGTTTCACAGCCACAGCCTGCGGCATACACACGGAACCATCCTGGCAGAGAATGGAGCGCAGCCAAAAACTGTTATGGAGCGCCTGGGGCACAAAGACATCAAGACCACTATGGAGCGTTACGTCTTCAATACTGAGAAGATGCAGGATGACGCTGTCCGGCTCTTCATGCAGGCTATATCCTCATAA